CCGAAACATAGAGAACGGTTCTGGCATTATTACCTCAATCACTCCTACTAACGGCGTGAAAGTAAGCCACAACTTTACGGCTAACGCTGATGGTCTTCCTGTCCTACTCAACACAACAGCAGCGTCTCCTACGATTGCAAGCATTGTTGCAGGCAGCGGTATTAGCGTGGCTGCGGTTAATACTAACGGCATTCAGATAACGTCTATTGCTGACGAGATAAATGCTCAAGTATCTATGCACGGCAACTCAACTGCCACGACAATCTCTACTCAAAATGTAGCGGTAAAAGCCGCAGGTACATTTGTAGCGGGAACTTTTTCTAGCTTCACAGTGGATACGACAGGCAAGCTGACCTACACAGGCTCAACGACTACTACAGTTCGTTTGACGGCCTCTGTGACTTTGGATGTGGTTGGAACAAATCAAAATCTAACTGTTCATTTGGCAAAAAATGGCACTGTTATTTCTGCCGCTAAAATATCCAGATTAGTATCCGCAACTAATACGGCAAACGTGGGAGTATTTTATAACGTCTCCGTGGCTAACTCTGATTATCTTGAAGTTTTTGTCTCAAATGGCACAAGCACAAACAATATAACCGTTACGGACTGCTTGTTCGGAGTATCTTAGATGCCTAAAGTAGTCCTGCCTATAGCGAATGGATTCTACGAGAGCGACAGCCTGCCTATCTCTGCCCAAGAGTGTGTGAACTTCTATCCCAATATAGCTCAAGCTCCTGCGCTCAATCAGGAGACTTTGTACGGCACGGCTGGACTTGAAGAGGTAGCAAATGCAGATAGCCTAACTGGCAACAGAGGCGCACACGAGATGAATGGTGTGCCTTACTTTGTTATAGCCCAAAGGCTGTACAGTATGGCTGAAAACTTCACTTTGACGTTTATTGGCGATATAGCAGGGACATCAAGAGTCTCAATGGCTGACAACGGCACACAACTTCTTATCTTAGTTCCTAATGGAAACGGATACATATACAACCACGTTGCGGATACATTCGCTCAAATCACAGATTCAGACTTTACTGCGAACGGAAACCCGCAACTGGTTGTTTATATTGATGGCTTCTTTTGTCTTACGACTGACAGTAAGAAGTTTATTGTTAGCGCTCTGAATGACGGCCTTAGTTATAACGCTTTAGACTTTGGAACTGCTGAGTCAGATCCTGATGAGATTGTTGCTCCTATTGTATTTAAGAACCAGCTATTTATAGGTGGATCGCAGACGATAGAAGCATTTCAAAACATTGGCGGCGCTGACTTCCCATTCCAGCGAACTGGGTTATTCCTATCAAAAGGCATAGTAAGTCCGTTTAGCATTCAATCCTTGCAAGATACCTTTGTCTTTATTGGCGCTGGTCAGAATGAGTCACCAGCAATATGGACTCTTCAAGGTAATGACGTAACAAAAATATCAACTACGGCGATAGACAAAGAGCTAAGCAATCTTACTGAGGATCAAATCGCTGGCATATTCTCATGGGGATATGCAGAGAAAGGTGCTTACTTTGTTGGTTTTGCAATACCTAGTGGCGCTTTAGTCTATGACATAATTAGTAAACGCTGGCATGAGCGTAAGTCTGTTATTGGTGGAGACCTTGGCGCTTACCGTGTGACAGCTTTGGTTAGAGCCTACAACAAGATATGGGCAGGTGACTTGATAGACGGAAGAATCGGCAATCTTGACGCTGACTTCTACACAGAATACGGCACAGAGATTAGGCGCTCTATAGTGACTCAGCCTTTCCAGAACAATATGGAATCGTTTGTAGTGCCTGAGATAGAACTTACTGTTGAAAGCGGTGTTGGTAATGCCGCTGCTCCTGATCCTCAAATTGGCATGGCTCGCAGCCGCAATGCTAAGACTTGGAGTGACACTCGCTTCCGTAGCATTGGCAAAGTGGGTGAGTATAACCATAGGCCAATTTGGCGTAGAAACGGCAGAGCGGCTAGATTTGAATTATTCAGGTTTACAATGAGTGATCCTGTAAAGCCTGTGATTATCCAAATGACTGCTGACATAGAAGGTGTTCAGTGAGCTATAAATTAAATGTTGCTCAGCCCATAATAGAACCTAATGGGACTATGAGTCAGGCGTTTAGACAGTTTACGCAAGAGGCTTCTTTAAGTATTCCCATAGTTGGAGTTGGGAGTCCAGAAGGTGTTATAGAGGCTGTACAGTATAGTTTGTATTTAGATAGCACTGGAGCCGCTGGAGCTATCCAGTACAGAAAAATGCTACCTAGTATTGGTGGAGATAGAAAGCAAGGCTGGATTCTTGTTTGATAACCAGAACGGTAGACGCTGACTTCATAAGATCATTCGTTACCGGATCTGATGTGTTTGATGAGATCAGCGAGGATAACTTCTCACGAGATGAGTGGTATCCAGATATGCACAGCGGTTGGTTTTTGCATACAGAAGATGATGAGGTCTGCGGCCTCTGGATGGCTGAGATGCGAAACGGCATCACTATAGAGATCCATCCAATGATTTTAAAAGAGTTCAGAGGAAAGAAGGCGTACAAAGGCGCTAAAGAGTTTTTTACTTGGATAACAAAGAACACCAAGTATGAGAAAGTAAACGCAGAGATCGCTACTTGCTTTCCTAATGCTAAGATGTTTGCGGTACAATGCGGCATGAAGTTAGAAGGCACAATCAGACGGTCTTTTAAAAAGAACGGCGAAATACATGACCAATGGTTACTAGGCATCACTAGAGAAGAACTAGAGGCGAGATATGAGTAAGTTCGTTAAAACACTATTCGGCGGCGAGTCTGATGAAGGCATCGAACGCGCAGAGAAAAGCAACCAGCTAACGAGAGACTTTCTTGCCAGAGCGCAGGATATGGCTCGTGCGGATATTCGCAAAACGATGCCTAGCCAAATGGCAGCTATGAATGCTGGAAATCAGGCTGCTTTAGATATTTACGGACAAGCCATGCCTCAACAGGCTGATGCGTTTGTCGGTGGCAACGTAGCAAACCAGCAAGCAATCTTAGCTGGGATGCCTATGTATGAGCAGGCAATGCGTGGCAGTGGAGTAGATTACTCTGCTTTGCAGCCGTATCAAGGCAGCTACGATATGTCTTTTACTCAACAGCAATTACCTGATGCTGTGACTAATCCTGCCTACGCAGCCGAAGCGACAACAATTGATCCAAGAAATCAGCATTTGACTCCTGAGTTTAAAAACCAGCAGGCTCAATTCATGCAGATGGGTGGTCAGGCTCAGAATCCGACAGCTAATGCATTGGCTGGCATGGGAATAGACGAAGCTGCTTTGGCTGAGCTTCAAGCAATGGGACGACCATAATGGCTAGACAAGACAGAGAAGAAGATTACACAGAAGGTCTTGGCGGTTTTATTCCTGCTCCTAACGCAGAGGATATAGTTGTCCAATTTGTTCAAGGAAACCCAAACGCTTCTTTGGAACAAATTGCGGGATTGATTCAATCCACAGGTGCTGATTTGGGAAAAGTAGCTAATACTTTTGGCATCCCTATGGCTGAGGCTCAAAGCGCTTTTAATACAGCGATTAACGCTCAAACTCCTGTAGAGACAGCTCAAAACGAAGCGACTGCGGCTCAAGCACAGGTGGTCGAAACTGCTGCTGCTGAGGTTGCTGAAACCGCTGCGGCTGAAAAAACTGGTCTTGATAACGTCCTTGATTTTATTGGATCAGGAAAGGCCGCAACAGACCAAGAAATTTACAGGGAAATGGCGAAGCAAGGAGTAGGAGTTGAGCAGCTTGCGGGAAACCTTGGCATTCCAATAGATGAAGCTACTACTCGCTATACTCGCGCACAAGAAATGTCCCAGATTGAAGACATTGTTGCGGGTGGCCTTGATAACGCAGCAAAAGAATTTCCTAATGGAATACCAGACAATCTCCTTAATCGCTACGCATCTGAAACGAATCAGTCGCTAGAGCAAATTGCTACTAACATGGATAACTTTGGCGTATCCGTTGACGATATGTCTCGCGCTACTGGCATTCCTTTAGCAGAGGTTCAGAGTGCATACACCAAGGCAAAAGGTGGCGGCGCTACAGTAACAGGAACAGGAGCTACTGACACAACCACTGGCGTTACATTAGGTCGTGATTTTGAAAAACGTATCACTGATGGCGCTGTAGATTCCACGGCTGGCCTTGGAGGTCTTGGTGCTGACGCTGGTGGCGAAGCTGTAAATACTGCCACTGTTGCAGACACAACGGCTGTAGGAGGTCGAGCAGGTTCTGCTGGTAACACAGGTCTTTCTGGAGCTGAGAGAGCTTTAGGAGGCGGTCTAGCTGGCGCTGCTACTACTGTAAACGCTGGAGCAGGCCAAGCTAGGTCTGATTTACTTTCTGGTACTCAATTGGCTCGTAATGATCTTGCGA